GGCTTTTTGAAACGATGTGTCATTGAACCGGTGATGATGTTGTTACGATCATCTCGTGTTAATTTCACTTTTGATGTTTTCATAGCCACGATAGTGTATGCGTCGGTGTTTAATACGTTTTTGCCGTCCTGGATATTTTCAGGAGTCAAAGGGAGGTAAGGAAATTCACTACCTCTATCTTTAGCTTTGAACCACTGTAAAGCGACGTCTGCATAATTGGACTTGATTTTAATCAAGAAAAATTTTACGTATAGTGCGGGACATGTTTGTGGTGTTAATATATCGATGTCATCAATATTTTGTGCAAAATGTTCAGCTGAGATTTTGTATTTGCACACGATTTTTGTACCGAAAATTGTGTCACCGATACGTCCACGGTCAGTAACGCCTACTGATGTGTTACGGTACATATATATACGATTGTATACACCACCTAGATCAGCATTTTCGTTTTCAGTATTCCAATAAAAAGCGTCCGAGTATTGGCACATTTTCGACTCTTGTTTTTTGGTAATGGCTTTAGCTACGTATGCTTTCGTAGCTTTAGCAACTTTATTTCTGGCGCGCGACTTACGTCTACGTCTTGAAGGTTGGCGCGCACGTGCTCTTTTATAACGCATCATTTTGAATTTATGAGTACATCGCCGCAGGCGTCCCCGTCCCTGACCCTGCCAAAATGGTAGGGTCGTAGCAGCTTCGAAGGCAGTGTAGGCAAGTACCGGAGTACGTAGCCGAAAAGGCGGAAGTACATTTGAGTACGTTTGACGCCGGTATACCGTAGGCCGAGAAGCCGGGGCGCGTACGCGCTATAGGGACGGCCGTAGGTATACCAAGGAGAACGTACGAGAATGTACTGACGCCGTATGAGGCGTAGTACGAACGGGACGCAGCCGAAGCTGCCGTAGAAGCAGCGTAGACCCGTACATTTTGGACCTCAAACAACAAGTCCAGTATTACCTTGTTGTTTGTGCATCTCACTCATAAATTCTCTCTCTGAGAAAACTACTCATGGCTCAGTCCACGCGTTGGTGCTTTACGTTGAATAATCCTTCCGCTGAAGATGAGGCCCGATTTGCCGAATATGGCGATAGCCTACAACGTTACGGTCTCCGTTATCTTATATACGGGCGAGAGGTTGGAGATAGCGGAACACGGCATTTGCAGGGATTCTTTATCGCTAATTCAAGGTTACGTCTTAGATCTGTTAGACACTTATTTGGAGAACGAGGACATTATGAATGCGCTCGAGCCACGAGTGATCGCGCAGCAGATTACTGTCGAAAAGACGGTGATTTTAGCGAGTTCGGTTCGATCCCTAGTAGGGTTCGAAATGCGCCCAGTGTCACCGACTTCTGTGATTGGGTAAAGGAAAACCGCGATGTTAATGAAAGAGACATCGCTGTGAAGTTTCCGAATTTGTGGTTGCGGTATGGTGATCGGTTGTTAAAGTTGACCGAGCATTTGTTGGAGCCGCCTGTGTTGGAAGAAAATCCGTTAAACGAGTGGCAGACTTGGTTACACGAGAAGTTAATTCGAGAAGCGGATGATCGAACGATTGATTTTTATATTGATACAGAAGGAGGAAAGGGTAAGAGTTATTTTTGTCGATGGATGCTTTCGAAATACCCCGAACGAGTACAGGTATTAAGTGGGGGAAAGAGGGACGATTTAGCGCACGCTGTTGACATATCTAAGAGTATTTTTTTGTTTAATCTTCCTAGAGGAGGTATCGAGTATCTCCAATACACTATTCTCGAGCAGTTAAAAGACAGAGTAGTTTTTTCACCGAAATTTCATTCAACTACTAAGGTATTAAAATATCTATCGCATGTCGTTGTTTTTTGTAATGAAGAACCGGACATGACAAAAATGACAGCCGATCGTTATGTGATTAATAATCTTTAATCTTTATAGTATTGTTGAATTGAATATTCTATACCCCATGTCCCACCCCATTCACTATCGGTACCCCAATAAGGATAGATAATCATTTGGTATAATGGTGATATAGTGTTAACGTTATTAACCACAGTATTATTTTGACGTATTGTAATTTTCACAGGCTTTTTGAAACGATGTGTCATTGAACCGGTGATGATGTTGTTACGATCATCTCGTGTTAATTTCACTTTTGATGTTTTCATAGCCACGATAGTGTATGCGTCGGTGTTTAATACGTTTT